CGGGTGTACGAAACTGGAGCTGGCTGACATATTGTTGAAGGACATAAGGAGGGAAGAATGATGGAAACTACTAGGATTATCAATGCAAAGCTGACATTTATCATTAAGGATCAGGAACCGACGGAACAGGGCAACCTGAGAAGTGAGCTCATGGAGCTGACCGGGGCAGATGATGTCGAGATCGTCAAGGTGCAGGATTTTATCAATGATGAGGATGAGCCGGAGGATTCCCCGCTGGGCGTCAATCCCTATCAGGAATAGGAGGTAATACATGGGCAAGCTGAGCAAGGAAGAGCTGGCACGGTACTCCGGCGCGGGCTGGGCAATACGCCTGGCTGAAGACAAGGGCATCGAGGCCGCAAAGGATGAGCTGAAACAGCGGGGTGCGTTAAACATCCCGCTGGGCGTCAAGAAGACTGATCTTGACCAGTTCTGTGAGAGCGAGAAAACAAACACGCTGGTCACGGTCATGATGATGACTGTGGTAACGCTGCGGGATGAGTTCGGCTTCGGGGCGGAACGCATACACCGGTTTATTGACCGGTTTAATACGAAAACGAAGTGTCTGCTGGCTGATTACGTGAACTGGGAAGAGCTTCGCGACCAGCTGGCCGAAGAGACCGGCATCAGGATAGAACTGCCGGAGGTATTTTTAGAGAAAGGGGCATAAGGAAATGGATATCACAAAGGCAACGGAATTATTGAAGGCGGTAGGGGAAAGCATCGACAAGATGGAACAGTCAAAGATCAGGCTGGAAAGGGCGCTGAATGCTATCGATTATCTGGCAAATGGGTCTACGTACAGGGTAAAGATCGCGATGCCCGGGGAATCGAATTATTATCACATGGACATCACAAGCCTGCTGCCAGACATGACAGATCACATCACAAAGCAGCTGGAGCAGATCGTCGAGGATGAGTACAAGGTTCTTGATCAGTGGGGTTCTATCGATCTTGAGAAGGAACGCGCCGAAGCTGACAGACTGCTCAAAGCTGAGCCGTCGATGGATGACCTGCTGGATGAGCTGTTAGACGACGCCGGGCAGAAAAACTTTATCCCCGACAAGGTTGAATTGCGGGAACCGGAGCCTGAGTTCATAACGTACAAGCCGAAAAAGGCGGCTCACGGGACGAAGTCGGTGCCGATAGATGAAGCGCTGTTGAAGGTGCTGTATGAGGACCAGGGCAAGACGGTCAACCAGATATGCAAGGAACAGAACTGGAATTCCTCAAGCGTATACAATGCCATTAAAAGGATCGGTTTGAAAAGATCCGGGAGGTCGGCCTGTTGACGCTGTTGATCCCGAGGATCCGTACAACATAAAAACCAAGAAACTGTTTTCGGTCAAAGCGTGCGACCAGTGCGGGACGATGTTCTCGTATTCCTGTCAGCTGGGCGAGTGGGCGTACAAAGATAAAAAGCACGGCAAGCCAGTATATTTCTGTTCATGGGGCTGTCTGTGCAGGTATCGGAACGAAAAAAGGCGGTGGCAAAATGACACGGAAAGATTTTGAAAGTATTTACTGGCTTAGGCGAAATATTACCAGGTGGGAACGCAAGCTTGAAGAGCTGGACTTGTCATCCGGCATCAAGTCTGCATCGAACTACAGCGCGGCACCGGCATATGGTACGAACGCGACATCGGACAAGGTCGGGCTATCTGCGGAGCGCAGGGCAGAGGTTCGCAGTACGATCGAAAAGCTCAAGGCCGCGGCTGAGCGCAAGGCGCATGAGGTGTATCGGTACATTGAGCTGATCGGACTTGATGATCCGTACATGGCGGCCGTTATCGAAGAGCGCTGCATAAACTGTAGGCAGTGGGAAGAGGTTGCGGACGTCCTGGGCGGATCGGGGACGGGTCACAGGCAGGCGTATTGCCGGTACATGCAGAAGAACTTCCCGGATGATAATTATTTTCCGGTGGAGTGAAACTTGTCACACATGTCACATGACTATGTGCTAATATGGTATCATGAAACAGACGGCAAGGGGCATATTTAATTTCCCTTTCATTGTTCCACAATACACACACTCACGCATGAAGACACGGACTGATCACCGTGTCTTTTTGCGTTGGACTTTGATTGGCTGCTCTGATTTACCCATTACATACTTACTTCAGGGGCTCGCAGTTTCGGCTGTGGGCTCCAGCCCTTTTTATAACAATGGAGGATCTGCGAATAATTAGGAGGTGAGGCGAATGCCGAAGGAACAAAATCCGAATAGCAGAGCCAACCTCACAAAGTCATATGGCGGTACCGGCAAGCTTCGCACGGAAGATGCACGGAGGATCGGCGCCAAGGGTAACGCAAAACGCACCGCCGTGAAAAAGCTTCGGGAAGAGGCTAACCGGGAACTGATAAACAGCATATATGATGACGCATCGAACGCGAAGGTTTTAGAGCTGATACAGCGCATGGCGTTCGAGGGTGATCCTGATATGCTGAAGCTGTACGTCAAAATATCCGGCATGGACAAGACCGATCTTGAAGTCAGTAAGGCAAAACGTGATATCACCAAGACCGAAAAAGAGACCAAGCGCATCGAGAGCGACACCAAGCGTATAGAAGCCGAAACGAAATTGATAGAGCTCAAGATCGCGGCACCTGAAGAGGCAGAGGATGACGGGTTCTTTGATGCCATTGAGGGCAGGTTGCCCGAAGTGTGGGGCGGTGATAACGAATGAGTGCTGCACTCTTTAAGTTTCAGCCATTTTCACCCAAGCAATTAAAGGTGCTTTCGTGGTGGATGCCGGGGGCACCTGCATCATCCTGCGACGGCATCATTGCTGATGGAGCCATCAGGTCCGGCAAGACCGTTTCAATGGGTCTGTCGTTCGTGCTCTGGGCGATGCACTCATATAACGGCCAGAACTTCGCAATGGCAGGCAAGACGATCCAGTCACTCCGCCGGAACGTGATCAAGGATCTGAAAAAGATGCTTGTAGGGCGCGGGTACAAGGTCATCGACAAGAAGGCCGAAAACGTGCTCGTGATAAGCCGCGGAAGCGTGATCAATGAGTTTTACCTATTTGGCGGCAAAGACGAAAGCAGCCAGGATCTGATCCAAGGTATCACGCTTGCAGGCGCGTTCTTTGATGAGGTCGCATTGATGCCCGAGAGCTTTGTGAACCAGGCAACCGGCCGTTGCTCTGTTGAAGGCTCGAAAATGTGGTTTAACTGCAACCCTGAGAGCCCGAACCATTGGTTCAAGATCAGATGGATAGATGCCGCGGGTGAGAAAAACCTGCTCTATCTGCATTTTACGATGGATGACAATCTGAGCCTGTCTGAAAGGATCAAGGCCAGATATCGCGCCATGTATGCAGGCGTGTTCTACGAGCGGTACATCCGGGGCTTATGGAAGACCGCCGAAGGACTGATATATACAACATTTACAGACGCCAACATTTACACGGATGCGACGCGGCCGTTGGGGCTTCAGCGCATAGCGGCACGCGAAATCACATGCGACTATGGAACGACCAATCCGTGCGTATTTTTAGATACATACGATGACGGCGACACGATCTGGTTCGATGCGGAATACCGGTGGGACAGCCGCAGCATCGACGCCCAACGCACCGGCCAGCCGCAAAAGACTGACAGCCAGTACGCGGATGACATGACCGCATTCATGGGCAGTGATCCTGAATTCATATGCGGGATCATTGTTGACCCGTCTGCGGCGTCATTCATAGCGGAACTGAAGAGCAGGGGGTTTGTGGTGAAGCCCGGCAACAACGACGTGCTGGACGGGATCAGGATCATGGCAACGATGTTCGAGAAACGCAAGATCATGGTACATGAATCATGCACCGGTCTGATCAATGAGCTGAGATCATACGTATGGGACGAAAAGGCGGCACGCATCGGGGATGATAAACCGGTCAAGGAACTGGATCACGGACCCGACGCGGCACGATACAAGATAAATTCACTACCGGCGTGGCGGAAAGCTGCTTACGGCTTCGGAGGTTATGATGAGTAAAAAGAAAAACAGACCGCAGACAATCGAGACCGCCACAACGGAGGTTTTCGATACAACGGTGACTACTGACACGGTCACTACGGACGCGTTCAGCAATCCGGCGGCACGGACGGGCGCGGGCAC